CAGCGCCGACTTCAAAGGCAGCTACCGCACCCGCAAGACGCGCAGCTGGGTGGGCCAGACCCTGGGCGCGATCATCGCCCGCATCGCTGCCGACAACGCCCTCACCCCCGCCTGCCACCCCGATCTGGCCGACAAGACCATCCCGGCCACCGAGCAGCACAACAAGAGCGACATGCAGTTCATCCGCGACCTCGGTCGCCAGTTCGATGCCGTGGCCACGGTCAAAGCCGGCACCCTGATCTTCGCCCCACGCGGCGCCACAACCACGCCCGGCGGCAAGGAACTGCCCACACTGACCATCACCCGCCAGCAATGCAGCAGCGTCACCTGGCGCCGCGCGGCGCGGGAAAAGGCCTATGATGGTGCCGAGGCGCAATGGCATGATCAGGACGTGGGGCAGCGCAGAACGGTGGCGGCCGGTGGCAACAATCGGCGCAGGCTCAAGCGGGTCTATCCCAGCGAGGCGACGGCCCATGCCGCTGCCCAGGCCGAAACCGGCCGCTTGGGCCGCGTCTCGGCGACAGTCGATGTCACCCTGCCCTTTGGCGATGCGCGCGCAGTGCCGGGAAGCCGAGTGACCCTGTCAGGCTTCCGCGCGCATATCGACAAGGAAGCCTGGCAGGCCACCGGCACCGATCACGATCATGGCGCCAACGGGCTCAGCACCAAGCTCACATTGGAGATTGCACGATAGCGGGTCGCTAAATCGTGCAATCCTTGAACATTGGCGTTCCGACAACTTCACTGACATTCTGGCAAACTGCGACGATCTTTTGTCCCTTGGACAGGCTCGATGCTTTGGCCTGCGCATCCTCGGTCAGATGAAGCTGGGGACCGGTGAACTCGTTCGTGCCTTGTAGAACCACGAATGGCTTGTCCGAGAAATCGAGATCGATGGATTTGATCCGCCCAGAAACGCGCAGCGCCTGATTGCCATACTTTTGCTGTGCTGCCGCTTCATTGGCTGCATATGCCGCTTCGACTTCGACAGCGCTGACTTCGACCGGGGCAACAGCAGCGGCCTCGGAGGCCTCGCTTCCATTATTATCGCTCGTAGCGGGGCTAACGGTCCCGCCACCGTGGTTGCCGCCCAGGATCGAACCCAGAACGGAAAGGCCGACGACCACTGCTATGATGATCAAGCAACCCTTACCCACGCTGAGCTTCTTTTTTTCCTCGACCGGTGGCGCATTGACCATCCTGCCCGTCGTTAAGTTCAAGCCACAATGCTTGCAAACTTTGGCATCAGCCTTGATCACCTCGGCGCATGCCGGGCATTTCTTCTCATCAGCTTCCATAATAGCCCCCTGTTTCCCAAAATAGGGATAAACCCTGATTCGGTAAACTAAGCGCTTGTGAGCGAGGGCAATCGCGCATGCAATACCGTCAATTTCCACCAAAATGGACGATTCTAAAGCCGGCCACATTAAGGACTAGCGTAGCTCGCGGCAGATACGCCCTCACTCCAATGAACAGCGCAACAAGAGCGACAAGCAGTTCGTCTGCGATCTCGGCCGCCAGTTCGATGCCGTCGCCACGGTTAAGGCCGGCACCCTGATCTTCGCCCCACGCGGCAGCGCTACAGCACCCAGCGCCAAAGCCGCGCCCACCCTGACCACTACCCGCCAGCAGTCGCGCTCAATGATATTCGCCATTGCGGCTTATACATAAACACCAACTTGGCTCCGGACCATTGATCAACTCGGTTGAGAAAAATGACTCTTTCTTGATAGAAAATATTGGCTCGACGCCTTTATTGCAAAAAGCTTTATCGTAAATGAGATTAAGCATACTATCTTTTAATAGAGAACTCACTTCTGAAGAAGTCAAATCCCTCCCCAATGATTCCTTTAAATTTCTTCTTGAATACTGATCACCAAAATTCAAACTAGCATTATAGTTAGAAAAAACTACAACACCCTTCCTCATTCTCGTTGTAAAGAAAGCACCTTTTAGGTCGGATACCTCTAAATAATCAAATCCGTGCTGATAACTCGAAATAGACAGCGGGATTATTATCTTTTCCTGAGCAGAAATGTAAGAAATAAAGTCTGCATAATTCTTAAAGGCACCTTCTGAGTAGGCGAATGGAATATCACCTGGATCCCCGCCGAAAGATATAATTGACTGGCAGAAATCAATAAGTTGAGATTGGGTATAAGCGCTTTTATCAATCAACTCCGCCTGCTCGGTCGCCCATTTAGCAATCGCTTCAGGTGGCGTTGCAATTTTCGCTGTCGCACGAGATGCATCATCGGTATCACCCAACAACACTCCAAAGAGGTTATTGCCGTTAATCAGCGAATGCGTTCGCCCAACGAGTTGAGAGATCGAACGCCCGTCATCCATACCAGCAACTGCAAAGCCACCCACTGTTCGCAAACAAGGAGCACGTAAATCTACGTCCCTACCAATTTTCAGAGCGGCGCGACCAAAAACGCTCCCATCAGCACCACATATCAATCGCACCTTTGGGGCATGTGCAGCAATTAGCCGTCTCTCTTCTTCCCTATTTTGAAAAGGAAGAACCTCTTCCAAAAAGTCCTCAGCTGGCTTTGTGCGCCAATTAGATGTATGCGTCACAGATTTTTCGTTAATATTGTCAATTATCTCAACTTGTACATCAACCGCACAAACAAGCTGCAATAATTTTCCAAAGAATGAACTCTCGGCTCTAACAATATACTCGCCTCGTAATGGGGGTACATTCCAGGACAATGATTCCGCAATTTCGTCGGAAACCTGAACACTCACCCGTGTCGAAAAATCTCTTGGAAGCTCCCCCACCTGAGCGCTTCTCAACAAGGGTCGTCGCGATAACCTTTCGAACTCCAAAACGCTCGTATCACCTTCGCCTTGGTCAAATCTTTTACTTATTACTTTTACATGATCACCCAATAGAAATACAGAAAAAAATCCAATACCAAATTTCCCTATTGGGGCTATATTTTTACTACTTAAACCCGGAAACTCTTCCCTCATTAGACTTGAAGACCAGAGCGATTTTCCGAAATCGATCAAGGGGCCGGAAAGTACGCGGCGAGACATACCCACCCCTTGATCATCCACATGGATCCATTGAACGCCACTAGCATCACGTGCAAAAGTTATGCGAACCGTTCCCCAACCTTCCTCGCGATTCTCATGAGTTCGGCGAGCCCTGACAGCATCCACGCCATTCTGAATAAGTTCCCTCAGCGGGGGAAACGCACCATTTCCGTAAAGATTTTTTCCGCCCAGGGTCCGAGCCAAGCCAACAGGATCGGAAACGCGAACTTCCGCGTCTACTGGCGCCCAACCGACCACCCGAACGTGGCGAGCAAAAAGTGAAGGCGTCTCAACGCCCGAAATGCCTTTGACAGAAAACTGGGGCAAATTAATATCTGTCAAAATTGCATTCGAACCCTTTATCTCACGATCAATCATTTTTGCAGTTTCAAAACACAACCACCAAGAGGATGCGCTTTCTGTTTTGAATAACTGTCCTGATGATATGACGATCTTATCGTCCTTTTTTGATATTTGATTGAGCTTGTTTTGAAAATCCCAATGATCGCGAGATATACCTTCTATTTTAGATATTGCGTACAAAAAGGTCGGCGCCCTTCTGGCATCAATATGAGCAGCATCTGCGCATCGCAATAGGCAAGCTATTTTGATCTCGTTTACTGTCCATTCAGAGGGTAAGTGGGCACCACTACCGATTATTTCTTCTAATTTTTCTTGAAGGTAACTACAGTCCCAATGATGACTGTGAGCAATCCGCCCAATGCTTGCCGCAAACGCCTCTCTTAGACTAACATCTTCAATGAGATAAATTTCCGTCGCTTCATCTTTTTTAAATTTCATAGTCGCAAGCTTTTCAGCTTGGGAAGCATGCAAAATGCGCAACACAGAGAATGCAACGTCGCTTTTCTCTTCGTCTGATAAATCCTCAAACGTTGTAGAACCAGGCCTGCTGCGAATTTTGTCCGCTAGGCAATCTTTCCATTCCACAGTGTTCTTTATTTTTTCTAAGCCACCATCAAAAGCGGCAATTGCCATTCCAGCATCATGAAGCAAAATAGAAGCCCCAAAAACAAATGCCTCAGCTGGGGTAAGGTTGAAGTTTTTTCCAATTATAATATCTGCAACACCCCACAGGGCATCCAAATGACTTACATCATGCACGGTAATCCCAGGTAAATCTTTATGAATTTGGGATACTAGGTGGGCAACATTATCTCTCATAGAAGACAACGTCGATCGCAGTTTTATTCTTGCTTCATTGTGCTCATCGGCTTTTTGATCGGCCAAGGTCGTCTTCCAGAGACGCGTTGATGTCACATTTGATTGAAACAATTTTCCCTCACTTATCTGTATCCGCAGAATTGGCGTGCATGAAGTCTATTCGAATGCGATTCATACCTTCCGGACAATTGCCACGACGCGGCCGATGATATGCAATTCGCCGTCCACGGCACGCGCGTCGCGTACCAGCTGGTTGTCGGAACTGATCAGCACCGAGCCATCCGGCATGGGGCGGAGGCGCTTAATCATGCCTACGCCGCCGAAGACAATGGCCCAGATTTTGTCGCCGAATTCCGGCCGCCGCTCTGAGCGGTCGACGACGACGATATCGTGATCGGAGATGGTGGGCTGCATCGAATCGCCGATGCCTTTGGTGGTGAAAAGCTGGCTGGGCGCGGAATGGGTGAACTGGCGGAGCCACTTGCGGGAGAAGCCGACCTTTTCGATGTTGATGTGGTCGGTGTCGATGAAAGTACCGCCCATGCCAAAGGCCAGGTCGATCATATCGATCTCCACCTGATCGGGATCGATCGGCACTACATCGCTGGCAAGGGCACCCGTCACATGCCCTTCTGGCAGCATTGCTAAATCGCTCTCGCCGTTGAGATATTCCGGCGCGACGCTCAGGGCGCGCGACAGCTCGAAAATATGAGCAGATTGCCGGGCTTCACCTCGAGCGAGCTTGCCGATCATCGACGCGCTTAGCCCCGTGCGGCGAGCCAGTTCCGATTGGCTGACACCTGCGGCTGACATTGCCGCCTTGAGGCGCTCGGGCTGTATCATTGCTGAAGCCTACAACTGAAGTTGTCAGGCGCGAAGGTGCAATATGGTGGTTGACTGACACCATAGTCGCAGGCATATGACAACCATGGTTGCGGACCTAACCCCTTTCGACGCATTGCACGCCGCCGTTGAGGCCACAGGGTCTCAATCCCAACTTGCACGCTTGTGCGAAGTCTCCGCCACAGCCGTCTGGAAGTGGCTCAACTCGGCAAAGCGCCTGCCCGCCGAATATGTCCTGACCGTCGAAGCCGCGACCGGCATTCCGCGTCATCTGCTGCGCCCCGATATCTACCCGGCCGATCTTGGCCCCTCGCCTGCCTGGCAGGGCGTAGACCACGGCGCGCAGCGCGTCTCTTTCAATCGGAACAACGCTTTGCAGGGGCACGCGGCATGACCAAGCGCCGCGATCCTCTCACCGTGCACCAGGCCCTTACCGTGATCGCCGCGCGCATCGGGTGGGACAAGTGCGGCATGCTGGTGGGCCGCAGCGGGCGCCTGGTGCGCATGTGGTCCGATCCCGACGCCGATAGCGAGATCTCGATTCTCGACGCGATGCGGCTCGACCGCGCGTTTATCGAAGCCGGGGGCGATCATGCGCCGATCCTGCGCGTCTACAGCTTTCAGTTGGACATTGCCGCCAGCGACGGCACCGCGGACATGACGCGCGCCGCCGCTGCTGCTGCCAAGGAAAGCGGCGAGGCGGTGGCCGCGCTGCTCGATGCCGCGATGCACCCGCAAGACCCGGCCGCGCTGCGCCGCGCGCGCAAGGAAGGCGAGGAAGCGCTGGCTGCGATCACCGATGGCCTGGCCGCGCTCGATCGCCAGGAACGGGAGGCGCATTGACCATGGCCGCCCAGACCCTGCCCGATCGCCTGCCCGATCCGGGCCACAACCAGCCCGCGCCCGCCCGCACCGACCGGCTGCGTTGCCCCCATTGCGACACCGTGGGCCAGCGCCGCACGAGCCGCGAGATCACGCCCACGCACCGCGACATCTATTACCAGTGCGCCAACCTGTTTTGCGGGCACAGTTGGAAGGCCAGCGAGACCTATGACTATGGCATCGCGCCCAGCGCCATCCCCAATCCGCGCGTAACGCTGCCGATGCGGCCCGTCACCCGGCAGGAAGCCATCGAGATCATGCGACCGCGCGACGCGGCGCAGCCCGAACTGTTCGACAGCGCCAGCCCGCCGGAGCTTCCCGGCTGAGCCGCCCCTTTTCCTGACCGCCGCCACATTCCGCTTTCCCGCCGCCGGGCCTCGTTTCCGGCGACGGCAGACCTTTGCCCGAAAGGAACGCCCGATGCGCCTTCGCCCACCTGCCGTTTTCCAGTGCTCTTGCAGCACACAACACCACTCTGCCGATGGCATCGCCCCGGCAGGCTGGACCACGCGCCACGGAGAGGCCTGGTGCCCGGATTGCACCAAGGCCGGCGTTCCCGTGCGCCAGTTGCTCCACGGCGGCAGCCGCGCTGCACGGAGGGCCGCCTGATGACCGCGCGCGCCGCCCCCGCCCACTTCCCCTACGATCACGGCTCGCTCGCCCGGAACGACACCCGCGATCCCCGCGCCTGGCACCTGGCCAACAAGGCCCGCTTCGATGCGCTCTACGGCCCCGAAAGCGAGCCAGAGCCGGTGCCCGCACCGCGCCGCCGCCGCGAAAGCCGCGCCGGGCGCCTCGCAACCGCTCGCCAGTGGCGGATCAACATGAAGCCTCATTTCGACGCCCTCTATGGTCAGGAGACCCAAGCATGAACCGTTTTCGCAAGATCCTGCGCGCATCCCTGCCCGCAACCGCGCGGGCGGCCGCTGCCGGCCTACTCAGCTATGGGCTGGTTCGGTTGGAGCCCACGGGCACCCAGCTCTTGTTGATGACCGTCAGCGCGGCGCTGGGCTATCTGTCGGCACCAGGATTGTACCGGCTCTTCCGCAGGCGGCAGGCGTGATGGCTCGCGTTTTGATCGGCTGCGAACGCAGTGGCGTTCTGCGTCGCGCGTTTCTGGCGCTCGGCTTTGACGCTTGGTCCTGTGATCTTGAGCCCGCCGATGACGGCAGTAATCGCCACATCCGAGGCGATTTGCGCGACCATTTCCACGAAAGCTGGGATCTTCTTGCTGTCATGCATCCCCCGTGCACACGCCTGTGCAACAGCGGTGTGCGCTGGCTCTATATCGGCGGCAGGAAGATCAACGGTCGCGATCCTGAAGGTTGGAGGGCGCTTGATGCCGCCTGTGCGTTCTATCGCGCCTGTCGGGATGCGCCCATTCCCCGCCGCGCGATTGAGAATCCCGTCATGCACCGCCATGCCATCGAGCGCACACGGCGCGGCCCCGTGCAGTTCGTCCAACCTTGGTGGTTTGGCGATCCGGCGTTCAAGGCTACCGGTTTTGAACTCATCAACTTGCCCCGGTTGGTCGCCACTCGAAAACTGCAGCCGCCAAGACCCGGTTCGCGGGATCACAAGGCATGGAGCAAGATTCATCGCCAGTCTGGATGGGGCAAGGCAGCACAAGACCGCGCCCGCGTGCGCTCGCAAACCTTCCCCGGAATGGCCGTCGCCATGGCTGAGCAGTGGGGCAATCTTCTGGATGTGCAGGCTGCTCGTCTGCAGCAGGAGGCAGCATGATGCCCCTGTTCCATCAAAGCGAGCAAAAGCCCCGCGCCGAAATCCGCCGCCAGCACGCCACGCACCGCCTGGCCCCGCATGAGGAGGACTTGCTCGAGCGGTCTGACGCCTGGGGCGTGGCTGGCGTGGTGATCAGCCTGGTCGCGCTCCTGTGGATGGCCGCCCGCTGCGGCCCCACGCTGTTCCCCAACCTGTTCTGAGGCACCGCGATGACAGACCAACTCACCATCCCGGTGCCCCTGCCGGACGAACACCGCCCGGCCGACGAGCGCCTCAAGCTGCTGATCGAACGGATCGAGCGGCTCGAGGAGGAAAAGAAGGGCATCAGCGACGACATCCGCGACGTGTTCGGCGAGATGAAATCCGCCGGCTACGACGCCAAAATTGCTCGGCAGATCATCCGCCTGCGCAAGATGAAGCCGGACGACCGGCGCGAGATGGAAGCCATCCTCGACGTCTATAAGTGCGCGCTGGGGATCGACTGATGGACCACGCCACCCCTGTCCCGGAGCTCGTCCCTCCGGCCGCCAAATTCCGCCAGGCTGACATACGCCGCGCCATCAACGCCGTGGCCAAGCTTGGCTTCGAGGAGATTCGCGTTGCTATCCGCATCGACGGCAGCCTCGAAGTGATGGTGCGGCGCCACGCCGTCAATGATCTGCCGGAAGAGGAACTGGATTGATGGGCCGCCGCTGGCTTCCGAAAAACGTCACGTCCTTCAAGGATCGGCACGGCAAGACCCGCTACCGTTTTCGGCAGAAGGGCAAGCCTGCGAAGTACCTCCATCACACTCCCGGCACGCCGGAGTTCATGGCAGAGTATCTCGCCGCACAGAATGGGGTGATGCCCCCGCCCGAAGAGCGTTGGCCGCCGTTCACCTATGATGCGCTGATCACCAGCTTCTACCAAAGCCCCCGGTGGATCGACAGCAAGCCTTCCACGCAGAAGACCTATCGCAGCATCATCGAGCGGTTCCGCGCAAAAAACGGCCACAAGGATGTTCGCCGCATCACCACCGCTACGATCGAGCGCAAGCTGGGCTCCATGCGTGAGACGCCGGCCGCTGCCAACAACCTGCGCAAGGTCCTGTCCCGGCTGCATCGCCACGCCATCAAGCTGGGCTGGCGCCAGGACAACCCCGTTGACGCCACGGACAATTTCCGCACCGGCAAGGGTTTCCATCCGTGGAGTGAGGAAGAGATCGACGCGTTCGACGCGCGCTGGCCATTCGGGACGCGCGAACGCCTGGCCAAGGAACTGCTGTTGGCAACGGCACAGCGGCGGTCGGACGCGCTCAAGGTAGGTCCCGCGAATCGCCAGGGTGAAGACCTGGTCCTGCATCACAGCAAGAACGACAGCGGCACCCATGTGCCGATGGGCCCGGACTTGCTCGAGGCGCTGCGCACCTTCCCCGGCGGTGAGACTGCCTATCTGGAAACCCAGTTTGGGAAGCCCTTCACCTCGACCGGGTTCTACAACTGGTTCAAGCGCGCCTGCGTCAAAGCCGGCATCCCGCACTGCTCTCCCCATGGCCTGCGCAAGGCTACGAGCCGCCGCCTGGCCGAAGCGGGCGCCACCGTTCTCGAAGGCCGGGCGGTGACCGGTCACAAGACCGACCGAGAGTTCGCCAAGTACGCCGAAAGCGCCAACAAACGCGCCCTTGCCGGCAAGGCGATGTCTAACGTCCACAAAAGGTTCGCCAAAACCGGCCCCGAAGGGGAAAGTAAGTGATTGATTTATTTATGAAAAATGGAACACTGGTGGTGGACAGGGCTAGATTCGAACTAGCGTACGCTTGCGCGGGCAGATTTACAGTCTGCTGCCTTTAACCACTCGGCCACCTGTCCACACCAGATTTGCCGGTGCGGGGAGCGCCTTT